TGTGCCAAAGCTAAGTGCCTCTCCAATCAACTCCAAATTGACGTTCGTTACATCACCCCATGTTCCCGATGCATCACCTGTTGCTAATTCATTAAGCCTTAAATCATTTACGTATGTGCTTGCCATAATTTATATCTCCTCTTTGATTATATTCTGTTTTTTCATAATAGTTAAGCAACTTCTTCCCAGTCTGGAGTTTGAGAATCTGAAATACTTGTCCAATTAGGGGTTTGTGATTCCGTTACCCCTGTCCAACTAGGATCTTGTGCATCGT